ATATTTTAGCGTAGCGTTAATACCAAAAAGGTTTTGTCCTGCGCTAGGCATCATATTTTTTCTAAAAGTCTGTAGTATATCCTGTAAGTCTCTAGTTTCATCTTGCGTTCTTGGAGCTAGATTCCAAGTAAAAGAAAAGTGTTTAAACTGTGGAGCTTTAAACAACATGACTAGAAATGGATTGATGGTCTGTCCACCAATATAACCTAATCCTACATTTCCTGCTTTTGCTATAGCTTCTGCAGAAGCCAATGCGCCTGATACCGAACCAGAAAGAATACCACTAGATAGAGTAGATGCGGCGTCCCATAGATTTTCTTGCTGCCAGTCTACAGTAGGATGATCATTTATTTTATCTGGCATTGGAAGTATGACCGAAGAGCCGCCGGCAAATTGCAGAGAAGCTCCGGATCCACCTCTGTTATAGTCGTAAAAAGAAAATGAAGTATAAAAGGATTTTGAACCATCAGTTAAATCGCTAGGGAATTGTGTTCCACCCCCGCCGATAGATGGTGCTGTTGGTGCTGCCATAATAGTCCTTTAATAAATATTTTTTATATTTTATTTATATCAAGTTTGAGAGTTAATATGGCCACCTACAAGGGTAAATTTAAACCAAAGAATCCACAGAAGTATAAAGGAAATCCCACTAACATCATTTATCGTTCTAGATGGGAATTGAAACTAATGTCTAGACTTGACGACGATCCACAGGTCGTGCAGTGGTCTTCTGAAGAAATTATAATACCTTATATTTCTCCAATTGATGGTAAACGACATCGATATTTTCCTGATTTTTGGGTAAAGAATGCGAGTGGCGATGTGATACTCATTGAAGTTAAACCATTTAATCAGACCAAGCCACCAGAAGTAGTAAGCAAACCAACAAGAAGATACATAAATGAGGTAGTCACTTGGGGAAAAAATCAAGCAAAATGGAAAGCGGCGGAAGAGTACTGTGCTGATAGAAAGTGGAAGTTTGTTATCATGACCGAGCACGAACTAGGTATAAAATTCTAATATAAATATCATGAATTTAACAACTGGAAGATAAATGCCGTCAATAGTATTTCAAAATCTACTTAAACAATCTAGTGTAAAAATTCAGTCAGATGAGAAGAACTCTGTTGACTGGTTCCGAAAGATGGCTCTAGGTGTGAAGCAGGTAAATACAAAAGACTTAATAACTGATACTAAAGACCCGTTCAAAAGAATAGTAAAACTATCAGAGACGTCTGTCGGTAAGATGTACATGTTCACTTACGATCCAAAGACAAAAGCGGATCTCCCGTACTACGACAGATATCCTTTAATATTTCCAGTGGACTACCACGCTGATGGTTTTTCAGGCATCAATCTTCACTATCTACCACCATTAGCTAGAGCAAAGTTGATGGACGCTTTATATACCATAATAAATAACAACAAACAGGATAAAACAACTAAACTTAAGATATCTTATCAGGTATTAAAGTCATCTTCTAAATTCGTACTATTTAAAGCTTGTTATAAGAAGTATCTATTTAATCATGTTAGATCAAATTTTTTATATATTGCGCCAGATGAGTGGAATATTGCTTTGATGCTCCCAACTCAGAAGTTTCTTAAAACTACACCCGGTGGTTCTGATATTGGTGTCGATACCACACAAATCTATAGGGATTCGATAAGAAAAACATATGTTTAACATAGATAATTTTAAATCAAGCATAGAGAAAAACTCATACCTTCAAACTAATAAGTTTAAGGTAATAATTCCTGTTCCACCGTCAATAAGTCAGCATGTAGTTGGTCAAGGCGAGGGAGATGTTGGTAAGCTATTAACTTTTAGAGCTGAAGCTGTAAAGGCGCCTGGTATCACCTTGAACAGCGATCAGGTATATCGCTATGGTATCGGCACGCAGCAGCAGATGCCATACTCGGCTTCATACACCGACAATGTCATCTCATTTATATCAGACGGTCGTGGTACGATCTGGAATTTCTGGTATCTATGGATTAGAAGCATATTTGGATTCGCAGGCAACGATAGTTTTACCGGTGGTGGTAACTTCAACACCATGCCGGACTATCAGGTAGAGTATAAAGAGAACTACGCTACAGAGATTTCAGTTATAATTTTTGATAATTTTGGAAATGAGATTCAGACAATTAACATGTATGACGCATTTCCTATATCATTTAATGACGTGCAGTTGAACTGGGCAGATAATAATAACCTGCTGAGAGTGACTGTCGGATTCACCTTCAAGGAATTCACAGTCGATGGCGCCGGTATGAACGCTCTATCTTCTAACATACCACCGAGACCAAAGATTATCTCACCGACGATTTCATCTACTAATCCAACTACACCTTCTGCAAAACCTAATACGTTTTAATTGAAAACATAATGGAGATTTATAATGTCAAGTTTACCGAAGATTAGTTATCCTATCAATGACGTTAAAATACCTTCTCTTAATAAGTCTTTTAAATTTAGACCATTCTTGGTTAAAGAAGAGAAGCTGTTGTTGATGGCAAAAGAGAGTCAGACACCATCTGATATCCTGCAGGCAATTAAGCAGGTAGTTAATAACTGTTCGATTGATATTAAGTTTGACGCCGATAGACTAGCGATATTCGATTTAGAATATATCTTTTTAAGACTTCGCGCTATGTCGGTGGACAACGTAGTCAAGGTGACGTACAAAGACTATGAGGACGAAAAGAACTACGATTTCGACATCGATCTCAATAAAGTAGAAGTAGACTTTCCTAAAGAGTTCGATAATAAAGTAGTAGTCACTGACAAGTCCGGCATCATCCTCAAGTACCCATCTGCCAGTCTATATGACGATAAAGAATTCATCAACTCAGAAAAAGACTATCTGTTTGAGCTTATCGTCAGGTGCGTAGATAAAATCTACGAGAACGAAAACGTATTTGAGGCAAAAGACTATTCTTTAAAAGAGATTAGAGAGTTTCTAGAAAACTTAGACGTTAAGACCTTTGATAAAATTAGAGAGTTTCTTCTCAACCTTCCAAAGCTTAAATACGTAATAGAGTATAAAAACTCGCTAGGAAACGACAGGAAGATAGAGCTTAATTCTCTCAATGATTTTTTTACCTTGCGCTAAACCACAATACGCTGCATAACTATTTTGCTACCGTGTTCAGTTTAGCGCAACACCATAAATATTCGATTAGCGACGTTGAAAACTTAATGCCATTTGAGCGTGATATCTATGTGGATATGTTAGTCACTTACATCAAACAACAAGAAGAAGCGCAAAACAACGCACAGAATAGGTAGTAAATGGCAAAGCAAAGAAATATACCTGTAAGAGATATAGCCGCCAATCCTATATTAAAGGCGGCGTATGAAAAACAATTACAGGAAAATCCTGTCGATAGCGATTTTAGAAAAGCAGCTTCCGAATACGATCCATCTTCCATCAAGGGTGTAAAAGATCTCAGCAACGTAGTTAGAGATCAGAAGACCTATATGACTAACCTTGATAGGACTCTAAAGAGACTAGATAAGACCATTAACAAGGTCGATGGTACCATGTCTAAGACGATGCAGGTCTTGACAGAGTCTCTTGGTATTCAAAGAAAAATGGTATCTGAACTTCAAAAACTCAACAATTTGACTCGTAGAGAAGACGATCAGATGCTTGAGGTGTTGCAGGACATCGATGATCATATAAGCAATGATGGCGGGAAGGCTGAAGGTCATGGCAGTGAATTAGCTAGTGGACTGCAGAGTAAGTTAGAGAGTATACTGTTAAGCGTATTTAATAAGACGGCTCTACAGTTAGGATCGGCAGGCGCCGGTCTGTTTGCCGGTATAAAACTCAATGAGCTTATAAAAGATTTTACTAATAGCGAAACAGGTCAAAAAATTGGCGATGCTGTCGCTACAGCTAAAAAGAGTATAGGTTTTACTCAGGAAAACTTTCCAGAATTAACTGAGATGATTAGATCTTGGTATGGTACTGGAATCCCTGAGATGCTTGGTGGTAAGAGCAAAAAAGAATTTGAACAGTCACATAATCTAACACCAAATAAAGCTGAAGTATCTGAAAGCATTAAAGAGCTACAAAATAAACAACAAGCTAAAAGAATTGGTGAACAAAGATATCATGGAGATGAATTAACCGAAGAGCAAAAGAAAAAAGGATATGAAAATCCTTACAATAAAGATCCTAATAAAGGTGGTTATAATTCTTCTAATGAACAATTTTCTAGTGGAGGCGAAGTTCCTAAAAATGGTTGGTGGACTTCAGAGAAACAGAAACAAGCTGTAGATTATTTAATTAAAAATGGTGGATTTACAGAATATGGAGCTGCTGCGGCTGTCGCAAGAATGACAAAAGAAGCGCCAAAAGGTCCAGGAGATTCGAATAACATAGGTGGTGGTCACTGGGGTATAGCGCAGTGGGGAGTTAATAGAAGAGGTCGTGAAATGGCCAATGCTTCTTTTGAAGAGCAATTGGCTTGGTATGTTAAGGAAACACAAACAACAGAAAAACCAGCAGGAGAAAGATTTAGAACAGCCAAAAACGCTCAAGAAGGAGCATACGCTGCAGCTAGTTTTGAAAGAGCAGAAGGATGGAAAGAAAGTGGTGGTAAAAAAGATGTTCTAATGAACAATACACCAATTGATGACGTTTATAAAAATACTATAGGCCAAAGTTCTTCGACAAAACAAAACACTCAAGAATCTACAGAACCACGTACTATAAAGAAATTTGTAAAAGGCGCTGGTTGGACTGGTATGCAAGAAGTACCAAACCCAAAATATAAAGCGCCGGATGCAACTCAAGTTGCATCTTCTTCTTCTAAAGTAGTGTCACCAAACGAGGGACGTGATGCAAATTCACAAACAAAAACTAGTACTGCTGGAGAAAAAGCATATTCAGGTAATTTAGAAGGAGTAAATAGCGCACTTGTTTCTGCGTTTGAACAAGCTGCAGCAGAATATAAACAAAAAACACATAAAGATGTTAAAGTCAATTCTGGGCTTAGAACTTATGAAGAACAGCAAAAATTATGGGACAATAGAAAAAACAATCCAAATCCTGTAGCAAGACCAGGAACAAGTTTGCATGAAAAGGGTTTAGCAATTGATATCAATTCTGCACAAGCAAACGAAATGGACAGGATGGGTATACTTGCTAAATACGGATTAAACAGGCCAGTCCCAGGAGATCCTCCTCATATACAATTAATGGGTACAAAATATAAAGAAGCTTCTAATGCTCCTTTACCAAACATAGGTCCACCTGATACAACTAATACATCACAAAATGCACAACCTGTTTCTCAACAGCCGATGACACCATCGATGGGTATGCCTATGATGGGAGGTTTAGGTAATATAATGGGAATGATTGGTGGAATGGGAGGCATGGGAGGAATTGGTGGTATGCTTGGAATGGCAATGCCGCTTATTGGTAATCTTCTTGGAAGTATCTTTGATGAAAGCAATGGACTACCGCAGGGAATGCCGAGTAGACCAGCATCTTCTTTAATACCTGCGTTTGCAGACCAGTCAATAATGGGTGGTTTGAATTCTGCAGTCAATGGACAGGATGGCGCGCAGGGTAGTCAAAGATTTCCATCGCAGAGTCAGAGCGCACAGGGGCTGCCTCCTGAAGTATCTGGAGTCGGTAACATGGCCATGTCGGCTACAGTCCCATGGGCTGACCTGCTTAAGACTATATTTGGATCTGGAGCTAAAGAAGGTCCGCACAAATAAAAAGGAGGGCCGAAGCCCTCCTAGTATTAGCCGGCTAGTGACTTAAAGAATTCCAAAGACTCATCGTCTTCGTCATCGCTACCTGAGTACTTAGGAGCGTGAGTCGCCTTAAACGACGGAGCAGACTCCTCGCGCGCCCACGGCACTTCTTCCTCTTCAGCCTTCTTTACTTTAGCCGTAGCGTCACCAGATAGTACCTTAACGAGCTTGGCCTTCAGCTCTTCATATGTCTTAAAGTTTTCAGGCTTCAAGAAGTCTTGAAGTGAGTGCTCAGACTCCCAGACCTTCTCAAGCTTCTCGTCGTCCTTGAGCAGCGCGCTGACCTTGTCGAACTCAGACTTATCGTAGTTGCGATAGCCTTCTACCTGACGAATCTTAAGCTTGAAGTTCGCACCAGCCCAGAGATCAAACGGGTTCATCGCCTCTTCATCAGCGAACTGAGGTTCCATAGCTTCCTTGAGCTTGTCGAAGATCTTCTTGCCGTACTTGTAGAGGAATACCTTACCCTCATTATCTGGGTTGGCCTGATCCTGAACGACATAGATGTTTGAGATGAAGTGAAGACGACGCTTCTGCTT